CCAAGAGCTTGACCCCTATCAAGGATCTCCTTCATGTACTTTTTCTGCCACTCTGGTAAGTCGGTTACCGAAGTGCTAGTGTAGTTTTCAACCATGTTGGTTACCCTTCATCTTTCTAACTTCAGCAAACATTCTAGCTGCTTCCGCTCCGCGTGTTCCGTTTGCCGCGCCACCAAGGCGCATTCCTGCTCGTTTCATGTTTCCATCTGGATCCATGTTAGCCAGATCTTTACCTGACAAAATAACTTCGCCGTTACCTACAGCGATTTCCTCAACAGGGCGACCGTTCTGTGTAATAACTCCTGGTATTGAATCACTCGTCACAGTCCCTGGACCTTGGATCAAGCCTCCACCTGCAAACTGCGCTATGCCTCCACCGGCTAACGTTTGCTTTGGAGTTATTAAAGCCGCTTGGGCTTCTTTAGCCTCTACCATCTTGTCGTGAATATCTCGTTCTTCTTCTGTGGTAAACGCAGGCGCTCTGCCGTCAGGACCCGTGTATCTAGATTTAAACAGGTTTTGATCCCAACCATCTTCTTGGCTAGGACCCTTGTTCCACTTAGCCATCCGTGCTTCGTTAGCTGCGCCGCCATCATCGTCATCGTCAAACAACTTGCCAACGAGAGCTCCAATTCCTGTAACTCCTGCGGCTCCTAATAAACTCCCAAGACCAGGCGCTATCGCGTTACCTATAAATCCACCAATTAAATTACCTAAACCCATTACGCCTCACCTACTATCTGCTCGGGCATTGTAACCACGATCGTTGTACTGCGCCGCTCGGATCCTGTCCATGGTTCACCGCAGTCAGGGCAGTTACCACTTGGGTAGGATGCAATCTCTTCTGGCGTATCGACTGCGTTTTCGCAGCTTACACAATGCACTATATCAGAACTTGTAGAAGGTTTCCACTGTGTACCGTTAGGCATTTGAATTATTTGATCACTCATGTTATCACCACCGTTACTGTTCCTACTGAACTAGCTGCCGAAACGCTTCCTGAGTAGGTATCACCCTGTCGAATGATTTTCAAAAAGCCATTTGCCTCGAATACATCCCCTAAGTCTAGCGTATTTGCCGCGCCATCGCTAGGTATTCCTTGTAAATTTACTATAGGACTACGCTGTTCGTCAATGAAGTTGTCCAAGGTCCGTGCTAATTGGTTAACATATGCCGCGCTATACTCCAAGGGAGCAATAGGAATTATTTGTCGGACGATCTTTCTGGTCATCTACGACCATCAGGACGCATATCCAGTCTTGGTGCGCCTAATCTCCACTTAACCCCTGTTGTATCACTAGATACTTTCAAGCTCATCTGCCTTCCACGTAGTCTCATAAACAATTGTTTGGTGTAATTATCCGTGCCAGATACAACGGATGTTCTAATAACATCGCCGCTATCTGAGCCCTGGCCTGTCGCACTGCCGTTGTAGTTACGTGCAGCCATAGTAAACTCTACTTCTGGTGCCGCAGCTGTTGACTGGCTAAAGTTTAAATCAGGTATAACCTTGTTGATCAACATGAAGTGATCGCCGTCACCTATGTCAAAGTCTGATGACTGGACGTATGCGTCTATAGCAGACGCGGGAGTTGTGCTTCCATCATCCAAACCATTCTCCTGATTATACAAATAGCTATCTACCCCTGCCGCTTGTGGGAACGAACGTTGCCCTGCCGCTCTGTCATTCCATGCAGTACGAGCTAATTTACCGTATACCCAAGTCTGCTCGAGGTAGTTGTATACAACATAACTATCGATCTCATTGCTAGAAGCAGAGCAATAGTACCACCAAACCTCACTTTGGCTAGCCAAGCTCCCTGCGTGAAATTTAAACGATTGGTTTCTGTTGAGATCATCGAACACATACTGGCGTACAGTACATGGGATCGGCTGAATACGACCATCGTACATGTAGAAGTTCTCTTGACCCATCCAGTAAACGATGTCGTTGACACTGATTGCAGTGTTAGGTCCGGCAATTCTAATGTTGTCACCCAACATAGCTGTACCAAATGTGTATGGTGGTCCCAAGAACTGTAGGCTGTGCAGCGTATGGTCTGTCCAAATTAGGATCTGACGGCTAGTTCTAACTGCGGTTACAATCTCTGAGCCTTGTGATAGACGTAAATCCCCTGCCGTATTGGTGGCTGTAGGTGTCCAATCAGTTAGGCTCTCTTGGCTAGACCAACGGATCAACAACGGATCTTGCTGTGTTTCACCCAATGGGTTTGCACCAAAGCAGATAACGTGGCGATCTGTTTCTGATACCAGTACCTTACGCGCTACAGTAGGGACATTGGAAGCACCGGTTAACGAACTTAGAGCCACGGCTCTTGTGTTTGTTGTGCCTGTAGCGTCCCAATAGAATATCTGCCCGTCTGCAATATTCATAATGAGGTCTTCGCCAAAGTCATCTGCAAACCAAAGACGTAACGTATTACCGGCTAAAGAACCTGCACCAGAGCCCCAGGTAAAACGACCCCAGGTTCCTGCGCCCCACCCTGGACCAAGGATCGTGGTGTTTAGACCGATGTTAATTTGATATGCTGCTTCGACTGATGATCCACCGCCCGCTGTACTACCAGAAGAGGCTGATCCACCTGTGTTTACTCTGTAGGAGTTAGCATTAACTACCTCTGTAACTACCTGTTCTTTGTTTAGGTTTGCCGTGGTCAGCCCGTCAAAGGCTGTAGCACCAGAGAACGTAACGTATGAACCAAGAGTTACGCCATGCCCAGTGTCTGTAACTGTGATAACACCTGATCCTGCACCACCTGTTGTGTTAAATGGGTTAGCTCCAAGGGTCACGGTTCGACGAATAGGCGTTATATCATAGAGCGCGCCTGAGTCTTCTAAGTATGCTTTCTTCTCTGTGCCCAGGAACAACAGGTTCTCTGAGGCTAGAGTTACAAAGTCATGCATGCAGCGGCATGTTCCAATAAACGCGGACGCCCCTACCTTGACCCAACCACCTATGCGCTCGACAAAGCCAGAGCGGAAACGTATTTTGTCTCCGTCATACCAACCACCTTCGTTTGAGTAATTGGTTCCTTCTCGGTTAAGACCAGCTCGGAATACTAGCTTTGTTAAAGGCATATGTCATTACTCCGCATCTGCGATTGTTAAGGTTCCAGCTTCGACTTGCTTGAGTATCTCTGCGTAGTGACGATTGGCTGGGTCTAGTGGGACTGACATTACTTGTCCGTCTATTGTTGCTTGGATGCTTGAGTTGTTGCCATCACTTTGTGTATATTGTGCTGTTGTAATGTTCATTTCATCTCTTCCTTATAACTCTGCATCAAACTCAATATAGGCATCATTATCATTATTGTTTCTTAGTCTAAATACTTGTTTTGCACCAAACCCACTAGCTACACTTACATGATCACGGATACTATTTTTTGTTGCATTTTGAAAAGTAAAACTTGAAATAGCAATATTTGTGTCCGCACTAGCAATAAAATTACCTACTTGCGTTGCAGTGGGTGATGCTCTCATAGTCGTAGGGTATTGAATATACGCAATACCTTGTGTACTATCATAAGCGGCTATAAGCCCAAACTCTGCGTATGTTGTTCCATCAGAACTAAGCCTAGAATAATACCTCTGACACTTCGCCAGTTCTTCTCCGTATGTCCTATGCTCGAATGGGGTGGCTGTGTCGCCGACTTCTAGTTGGACACCTGTGATTTGCCATGTGGCGTTAGTTGTACCTGCTACGTCAGCTACTTGCCCATAGCCAAACCTTGCAGCAGACCATGTTGCCCATGAAGTATTGTTTGTTGTTTTTCTGTCAGGGCCAACAGAAAGAAAGAAGTAAGTTTCCAAACCTCCGCCATTGTTATTGTCTATTACACCGACTGTATCTGGTGGGAAAGTTATAGTCTTGTATTCCCATGTGTTAGCTGAGTTAATTGTGTAAGTAGCACCAATATTCCTGTTATCATCATTTTCGTATAGTGATAAACAGTAAGCACCTGTTACACTTGATTTGACCCAAAACGAAACAGTTACAGATTGTGCATCAGATGTTCCGTATCCTAGTTGTTGTAGGTTTTGTGCTTCTATAGCATGAAAAACTGCTAACTGTTTTGATCCTGACATTGTTTCAGCAGTAGTAACTGTAATTTTAAGAGAGTTGCTAAAACCCGAAGGTGCGTTTGTATCTTGAGTTTGAGTTATAGCCAAACTACTTGTGCTACCTTCTGATGGTTTGAACCTATCCACAGTTCCATATGAAAATGTCGTAGCACTTGTCCCACGTTGTGCCACTTCCATAGCACCATTGATTATAAGATTACGATTCCCCAGTTGACCGAGGTTCGCGCCGTTGTTGTCAATTGTTGAAATCGCCATTTATTTATTCCTCTTTTTGACCCTCTAATGAGGATGCTAACATATTTACAAACGCTTCGCGACCTACATTTAATTGATCCACGTTAAACCGTGCGTTGTCTAGCTTCCTGCTCAAATCATTAATATGATTTAATGCAATCTGTTGTTCTTGCGTGAACTCATCCACGTTGTATTCTTTTTCATTGATTGTAATGAGGTTCTTTTCATTTTTACCCATTGTAATCTCCCGTTAGTGTTTAAATTAAGAAGCGGTGTATCCGTTTCCTGCTGTGATAGCGGCGTTTACCGCTGTCATACTTTCGTCTGTCCAGTAATCTTTAGCAACCATTAGCTCTAGGTGTGCTACGTTACGATCCACACAGTCTTGTCTGTCTGCCGCATCATCATCTGCCATAGCATTACCTGCTATCACGTCATTGATAAGTGCAACTGAGTCACCCATTGCTGAGTAGTTCTGTGCGATTTGTTCTGCTGTTAAGTCATCCATTGGTTATGCTCCTTCTAAAGCTGTAATACGAGCCTCTAGCTCTTGGATTGTTTTTACTAATAGTGGTACAAGTTTAGACTGATCTATGCCTTGCATTACGGCAACGCCATCTGCATCGACTTCGTTGTGTGTTCCATGTACTGCTTCTGGTACAACTGCCTGTGCTTCGTGGGCTAAGAAACCATCGACTGTAGTATCTGGATCAGCAATAAAGTTAAACCTTGCTGGCTTGAGTTGCTTTAACCTAGTTGTAGCATCCCATGTGTAACTTACGTTTTCTTTTAGGCGGTGATCTGAGGAGGTGTTATAAGAAACAGATGAACTACCTGTTGTTACTGTTCCAACAACTCCTCCATTAGTAGTATGTTCAAAGGCTAATGCTCTGTTTGAACTACCGACTTCTCCTATAAAATTACCATGAGCAGTAAGGTTGCCATTAGCAAACCCTATTCTTCCGTTGTAAATATTTACTCTAGGATTACCATCCCCATCAGACAGCACGATGTGGTTGCTTGAGGTGCGGATGTCTAGGCCGCCTTGGTTGCCGTTGTAGCGTCCAATTATTGTGTTTTTAGCACCTGATGTGACATTATACCCTGCGGAACGACCAACAAAAGTATTTTTGTCTGATGTCGTATTATATCCAGAAACATTACCAATAAAAGTATTTGAGGCCGCAGTTGCGCATGAATATCCTGCTTCAATACCAAACGAAGCATTATTAACGCCTGTGGTGTTGGATTGCAAAGCACCAAGACCAAAAGCTGAGTTACTTTCCCCAGTAGTATTGTTATATAATGCCAACCTTCCCACAGCAGTATTACTTCCACCTGTAGTATTACTATAAAGCGACTGATAACCCACAGCAGTGTTGTTACTTGCGGTGGTGTTGGAGTTAAGAGCCTTATAGCCAAAACCTGAGTTATTAGCCCCTGTAGTATTTGCAAACAATGCCCCATGTCCAAAAGCACTATTGTCTGAAGCTGTGGTATTACTGTATAAAGCCGCATAACCTACAGCAGTATTATCATCACCTGTACTATTAGTATAAATAGCGTTTGCTCCCACAGACACATTTCTATTACCAGTAGTATTACTATATCCAGCCCGATAACCAGTAGCCGTGTTGTAGTCTGCGGTGGTGTTTGATTGCAGTGCTTGTCTGCCTAACGCTGTGTTATATGCACCTGTTGTGTTATAGTATAAAGAATTATTACCAACCGCTACGTTTTCTTGACCAGTAGTATTAGTATATAAGGTGTTTCTTCCTAGTGCAGTATTGGTACTACCAGTTGTATTGGAGTATAAGGCTTGAAAGCCAAAAGCGTTATTCTCATTACCTGTAGTATTAGTATAAAAAGCACCCTTACCAACGGATGTATTTGAATGACCAGTCGTATTACTATAACCCGATAGTCCACCAACAAAGGTATTGTGTGTGCCTGTTGTTACTGCATTACCTGCGGAAAAACCTACTGCTACGTTATAGTTGTCAGTAGCTGTGGTGAAGTTTTGTGTACTTAAAGCCCCGTATCCAAGAGCAACTGCTCTGCTACCTAATGTATCAACGGCTAAAGAGTCATAACCTAGTGCTACATTATAATCAGCATCAGTAAGTGCATCACCAGCTAGTCCACCAATGAGGGTGTTTCTTACGCCTGTTGTGACTTGCCCACCTGCGCCATAACCCACTGCTGTGTTGTAAGTGTCTGTAGCTGATGTAAAGTTTTGACTAGATAAAACTGATCGTCCGATTGCAACAGATTTACTTCCTAAAGTATCAGAGGTTAATGCGTTGTATCCAAGTACAGTATTGTCACCACCAGTAGTAAGAGCATCTCCTGCAATGCCACCGATAAGGGTATTTCGAGTGCCTGTGGTTATTGCAGTACCAGCATTTGCACCTATAGCCGTATTGTAAGTACCAGACGTTAGGCTATCCAACGCAGTATCACCCAATGCCACGTTGTTTGTACCATTGGGATAGTTTCCGTCTAGCTTGATCGTGCCGCCGTCCGCGGAGAAGTTACCTTGAACAGTAACCGCGCCTGTAAACGTACCGCCCGATGTCGGAACCGCGTTAGCTATAGAACTAATCTCATACGCTACAATCTCCACAATGTCAGAAGCCGCGGCTCCCGATCCAAGGACCACGGACGTTTTAGTTGTGGCCGCGTAATCTGATACGGGAACGAGAAGTACCCCGTTTAAAAATACATCGACATATGTTGCGTCTGCGTAGGCGAGTGTTAGCCCGTTACTGTCAGCGCCGCTAAAGGACGTCTGACCATTTGTGGCAGAATAGATGAAGCGGTTTCGTACACCTACTCCCGGTTGTCGTCCTTGATATGCCATTCTTTAAGCCTCCAGTGCTGTAATACGTGCTTCTAGTGCATCGTTCTTTGATTCTAGTGCATCGTTCTTTGCTGATAATTCTTGTACGGCTTTGATAAGCATGGGCATGACGTTACCTAAACCCACAACTTGAAACCCACCTACACCTTCTTTCCAGATATTATGTCTTCCAGTTAAAGAATATTTATCTATTACTGTTTTTACTTCTTGAGCAATAAGACCATAATGAATACCGCCATCGCCCCTGCAAGGTTCAGTAGAGTTTTCTTCATAATATCTGCCCAAACTTGGGTCTATATCTTTTTTTTCTTTCCACTCATAAGTAACTGGTCTTAGCTCATCTATGAAATCTAATCCTACAGATAGTGGATTAATATTATGTTTTAATCTTTCATCGGATGTAGCACTCCAACTAGTGTCAGAGCCATCAAGATTTATTTGAACATCAGTGTCACCACGACCAATTGTAAAAGTATTAGTGCCGCTTCCTGATGCCGCTCTTCCAATTACATATTCTGTATTAACAGTTGTAGAAGAATTGCTTGAGTTTGAACCAACAATAATGTTTGAATCACCAGTTGTTGCATTCATAGAATTGTAACCAACAACTACGTTTTCAATCCCAGTAGTTATATTATCACCTGCAATGCCACCAACAATGGTATTTTTAACCCCAGTTGTGATGTCATTACCTGCATGAAACCCAATAGCAATATTGTGAGTATCCGTAGCTGATGTAAAGTTTTGTGCGTTTAATGCTCCACCACCTATCGCTACTGATTTACTACCTCTTGTGTCACTACCTAAAGATTCAACACCAATCGCAATATTAAAGTCTGCATCGGTTAAAGCATCACCTGCTAGTCCACCAATCAAGACATTCTCTATGCCTGTTGTAATCTGTCTACCTGCCTTTGCTCCAACTGCTGTGTTGTAAATATTGCCCGAAGAATTGACTTGATTTTCTAAAGCACTGCGACCAACGGCAACGTTATTTTGCCCACCAGTTTCCGTTGATAAAGATAGGTATCCTACTGCTACGTTGTCAGCACCTGTAGTATTAGCATACCCAGCTTGATGCCCAACAGCAGTGTTGTTACTTGCGGTGGTGTTGTTTTCTAATGCTGACTTACCTAATGCTACATTGTAAGAACCTGTCGTAATTGCATCGCCAGCTAAAGCACCTATCGCCACATTTTGAGTACCCGAAGTTAGAGCATATAAAGAGTTTCTACCAACTGCTGTATTGCTTGCCCCTGTTACTGTTGCGCTACCTGCTGAAAAACCACCAATAAAAGTGTTAGAAACACCTGTAGTGTTAGAAATACCTGCGCTGTGTCCTACTGCTACATTGTAGCCGTCTGAACCTAAGTTTTGTTGTAGTAAAGCACGATACCCTACAGCAGTTGCGCCTTTTGTAGTATCTTCTGCTTTAAGTGCCTCAAAGCCAATAGCTACATTGTCATCCCCCGTCGTAATAGCAGTACCTGCTTCGTCACCCACAACCACGTTGTAGTTACCGCCAGATGCTATTGAGTTACCTGCGTTAACACCTGCTCTATAGTTTGACGTACCAAGAGTTTGTGTAAATGGCTGTTTAATTATATTGGCTGTATCTCTTGATTTAGTCATTGGCTACTATCCCTTATATTTCTGCTGCATCCATAGCTGTCTGGTATGCAGTCTTCACTGCGTCTGTCCAAACAGCATTGCATATTGCTTGTACTTCTGTGCTTTCACCTGAGATGTCAGTGTCTGCCCATGTATCACCTGATTTAGTTGAGCAAGATAAGACGTGCCGATGGAATGATCTGCTGATCTCTGTGCCATCTCGTGCTATCACTGTAGCTGTACGAACTTGCACATGCTTGTGATCTCCTACGACTTCAATCTTATCTTCAACTTGTGTTTCTGTAAGTGCCATATTGGCCTCCTATGTTTTATCGTGGCTTTATTGCCACCTGTCCAACCCAATCTCTGAGTGGGTTATGATGTTGTTAAATAAGAAAAACTGATATTAAAGGTGGCATTTGCCGCAGGTGTGTAATCCGCAAATGGAGCATTATCTTGTTCATACAAAAATGTTACTTGAGCGTTCACAGTATTTCCGATTATAACTGGTGTATTATCTTGATTATGAGGTACACGGTATGCAACTGGTTTTGAACCTATAAACGTATCTCTTGCAGTACCAGTAGCAGAAATAGTAAAAGGTAAAGTCATAGTCATAGAACCCACTGGACTACTTACTGAACTTACCGATACCTCACCAGTTACAGTTACCAATCTACCAACCTTAATGTAAGCAAGATTTTGTCTCAGCATACTAATCGAACCACTACCATTCATAGCAAATGTAGCTGAGTGAGTCCCCTCTTCATAATCCTCCAACTTATTGGCCGACCCTACACCGCCGAGGTAAATTCCGTCTGATAGGTAGAGGTCACGAAAACGCATACCATTATACCCAAGGTCAATAGCATTATCTCGAGATGCACCACTTGATGTTACAGGACGGATAATCTGGTTTCCAAATCCAATGTATGCATCAGCACCTTCTGTAGACCCAATATATAAAGTTGATCCGTTTGTCCCAATAGTACCTACAGTTGTGCCGTCTTTTTGGAACAATGCAATGTCACCATCAGAAGTAAGGCGATTTAGTTCTAATGGACTGCCACCATCGTTGGTAGACTGAATGCGGTTATTCCGCAGTGCTACACCTTGTGTACCAAACGATGTAGTAGTCTTGCCGATTAACACATTTTCTGAACTATCAATCGTGAGTGCCACTGCGTCTGCGTTATCGTCAATCCCTTTAGAGGTGAACGCACCTTGAACCGTGAGGCTCGAAGCAAACGTCGTGGCATCCGCTATCTCAGCCGGTGGTACAGCCGTCATGGCCGCCGGTCCTAGGTGAACAACGTAAATGTTATTCGTCCCCGTTGGAGGCGCTGACGTAAATGTAAGCGTGGTTCCCGATACAGAGTACGCGACCGTCGGGTCTTGTATAACGTTCTCTACTACGACCCTGACGTCGTTTGTTACGGTCGGCAATGACATTGTAAAGGCGGTCGCTGAACCGTTGCCACTAAAGCTATCCTTTACCGTATTTGTATATGCTTCCGCAGGTACATTACCAAGTGTGGCCATTAGGTGATCTCCAGTATACTCATTACTACGTCAACAGAACTTGCAGTGTTCGACTTTACCTTAACACTATCTGCCGTTTCTAACACTACTTTTTGATCTCCGCCAACAATAACTATAGAACCGCCACTTGGAACTGGGGCATCTTTAATTAAATGTGTGTCGTTTGATCCGTCGTTTACCACCGCTGTAATCAAAACCTGGGAGGCCGTAACGTTCGATACCGTCAATCCGATAACCGTTGTAGCTGTTGATGAAGGAACCGTGTAACTGCCTACCGAGGTAAGCGAAGTGCCTATAGTTCTTGAAAGTTTATTTTTAAACGTATTTGCCATTGTCTATCCTATCCAAGTGCGATCGCTAGGGCCACCGCTGTACCAGCAGGGTCTACTTCTAAATTTGTTTGTGCGGCCGCAACGGTAGAAGCACCAGTGCCTCCATCTGCAACTGCTAAATCAGTTATACCAGAAATTACGCCGCCTGTAATGTTTACTGACGACATTGCTAAATTAGCAGTGAAATCAAATACTGCGGCTCCGGAACCCGCACCATCTGTGTAAATTAGTTTTGTGTCTCCGTTGGCTACAGTGACATTGGCTCCTGATCCCTGTGAAAACACAGCCGATTGGCCAGAGTTGTTATACACCATATATGTCTTTTGTGCATTGTTTGGTGCAATCGTTATGGTGTTCGTACCAGAAGGGGATCCGCCTAGAACCAGGACCTTATACATACCATCTGATAATGTACCATCTGTAGTTGTAAGAGTGTGCGTCGTACCAGACAAAGTAATCGTTCCAACCCCAGTAAGGATCCTGTCGATAATCTGAAGGTTAACGTTTGTTGTGTCGCCCCATGCACCCGATTGTTCACCTGTGGCGATCAACTCAATGCCGTTTGCGCTAGTGTATGTACTCGCCATCTGTTTCTCCTATGCCGCTACTTCTGTCCAACCAGGGGACTGCGACGGTGTGATTTCGTCCCAACCGGGTGTTTGCGACGGTGTTATTCCATTCCATCCTGGTGTCTGGTTCGGGTCTATTTGGCTCCAAACAAACACAGTTCCGGTACCACCAGTTGCAGAAACGCCTGTAATTGAGACATTTGCTTCCGCGACTACGGTTACAGTACCAACATTTCCCGTACTTTCCAACCCTGTAACTGGAACATCTACACGAATACCGACTTCTACGTCGCCAATCTCGCCTGTTCCTGCTACTCCAGTGGGTAAAACAATGGAATCTGCGGCTACTACAACCGATCCAACTGCTCCTGTTCCTGCTACACCAGTAGGTATTTCAACGACACTATCCGCTAAGACCTCTACAGATCCAACTCCGCTCGTTCCTACCAGTCCCGATACAGGGACATTTGCTTCAGCAGCGACTACTACAGTCCCTGTTTCTCCAGTTCCGACGGAACCTGTAACATCAACATCCGCGTTTGCGGCGACTACTACAGTTCCTAATGCACCTGTACCTTCTACCCCTGTAGGTAGAACAAGTGCCTCGGCAATAACAACCACCGATCCGACGCCGCCTGTGGCGGCAAGACCTGATGGTAGGACAACAGCATCAGCAGTGACGCTAACTGTACCGACGCTTCCCGCCGCTTGTAAGCCTGTTACCCCTACATTCGCATCCGCAGATACTGTAACTGATCCGACACCACCTGTGGCGACGTTCCCCGTTACTGGGATATTAGCTTCCGCAACGATGCCAACTGAGCCAACGGCACCAGTTCCGGCTACCCCCGTGACTGTCACAGGAATAGGGGAATCCCAGGGTCCTTCAGACCATGTACCTCTGCCCCAGCCTGTGATGTCTACCATCGGAGGCTACTCCTTACGCGATGCGAATGATCGCGTTTGAAGCATCCGCTGTTGGGAACTGAATAGTAAAATCACCGTTAGTCGCCGTCTTGTCCGCACCAAATGCTAGGATAATACAAGAGTCCGTAGTGTTCGATCCACCAGCAGTTGTGGTGTTGTAGATCATCGCACCGTTAGCAGTGATGGATGCAGAGCTAAATGTCAGATCGTTGAAGTCACAGAATGCTGTTGTTCCGCTTGTTGTCGGTGTAACGTTTGTCAACGCCGCTCCGCCCGCAGTATATCCAGAACCCGAAGCTTCGTTCGAGGTTGAATAGGCTGTTGTTGTAGCGCCTAAACTTGCACTGCTTGTAAACAGAGCTAATTTAAAAGTACTACCACCATTGGTAAAATTGTGTTGGCCTTGCAGGAGTTCCTGCTTGAAGGACGTACACATTGCTTGAGTTATCGCCATATTATAGTCTCCTTATCGCGTCAGCTAGTTCGGGGTTTCCCGAATCTTTTAGGGCATTATACACAGTTGTACGGTCGCTGCGAATAGCTTCTCTCATATAAAATGAAACAACCTTTTCCATGTGCTCTTTGTAGGCCAGTGCCTGATCTCTGATAGCAGGATGTGCACCATCTGAAACGCTGATTAGTTTAGACACACAACGCTCCGCTACTTCTTCCGGTGAAAACCCACGGTTCTCGGTAGTCTGTACAGACACCATCGGTTGATCCGGCATATTGAAATCTAGTTTAAACATTACGTTTTCGGCCTTATAACTTTACCAACTCTGTATTCTTGAGTGGTTTCTTTAGCTTCACCTAACATCTTCAGACCAATCATAGCTTCTCCAAAGCGTTGATTGTACTGTTGCATGACGTCAGCCTCACCCTTCATAAATATGTACGCTTCTACAAGCGAACCGTATAACAATGCTAGCTCACCGTTGGTACTAATCCAAGTAGTTCCTCCGCCTGCGCCCGCTGTTATGCTAGTTGGACGATACAGGTAGTGTAGCTCAACATCAAGGTTTGCGTTGGGTGTCGGACCGACAATGAAGTTATCCACGTCAAACTGTGCGTAATACTTAGGTAATCCCTGGGTTGTAGCGTTCGGGGAATACGTCTGTACAAAAGATACGTCCTTAAACTCTACAAATGTTTTTTCGTTATTCAATGTATAGCTCAAGGAAAACGGTGCCAAGAAGTCACTTGGGCAATTTAGATATGGGTTTGCTTGTGTAAGTGCAGCCGTTTGATTACGACGGAACAAATCTAGCTGTACGTTTTTTAGTATACGCTCTTCTGCCGCTCGTATAAACAAAGGAAGGTTTGTTACGAAACTCGTTTCGGAGTTTTCAGTATAGTCTTGAATAGCTTGCTTTAGCTGATCGTATGTAAAACTCATGTTATAATCACCGTTACAGTGCCTACATCTCCGTTACCACGAAGAGCGTTGGGCGTTAGGGCTTCATCACCGTTAAATCCAACAGGGCTCCAGCCCCATTGTATGTTTCTTTGTGCTTCCAAATCAGACTCAGGACGAGGATCTCTAAGAGCCTGGGGGTCTGGTCCTACTTTTGGTGGGTTGAGTTGAGGTTGCTTTGGATCATATTCGTCAGGCCCCACTTTAGCTCCCGTCCATTCCACCTTCATCTCATGCAAGCGGTATCGACGGCCTGACCGATCTGATATTCCCCATGCTTTTTTACCACTAGCGTATGCCATTAAACCCTCAAATAACCACTACCTGGTTGCAGTTTCAACGATACTCTGTCTTCATCTTCATCCGCAGCGCGTTGGAACTCTTCCTCATATACAGACTTTAGGATCTGAATACGCTCTGGCGCACGTTTCATAGCAATATAGTACGCTAATCCTGCGGCCATACAAGGGAAGAACCTAAACGGTAAGTCCGAATCATTAATCAAAGCGCCCGCGTCTTCAATTCTACGCACGTAATAGTAGATCAATTGATCGGTAGAGTTCTCTGGCACCGCCCATATATTAATTACAGGTGTAATCTGTCTGTTCAACCAATACTGACTAGGTCTACCCTGCGTTGTTTTATTCGGCAGCGTAACGTAATCACCACGACTGATACGTTCGACTTCATAGTCTGTGCCGTTACGTCGTAATACTACGTCTAACAAATCAACGACATCACTGTTTAAAGATTCTGTTGCCTGCCCTTGAGTTAGCGTTATTGTGTTAGATTTCACTGTCCACAGGTTTAAACCACGGTTAGCCCATTCAGCAAACATCAAGTTCAGAGAACGACGTGCTGTTTTGGCATCGTAGCCAGTGCGAACTTCTAGTCCACACCTCTCGTATGCTTCCTCGATTATCTCTGCGATATCGAGATTGAAGTCTCTGGTTCCTGATGTTGCCATTTAATTAACCCATCTTTGTGTTTTTTACGCCACGTCCTGCCATTACACAGCCGCCGTTCATAAATCTTTCGCGCTCTTTACGTCTAGAATTCTTAATTGTTTGCGGAGAAGCATTTGTTCTTGTATCATATTTTCTAGACCCTTCCTTAACCGGTCTACCTCTGCTATCTTTTTCACCGTCTTCAGTCATATATACCTTGCTATCAATAGCTTTTAAGTCATCAATCATATGCTTTAGTTTTTTTTCTTTTAACAATAAAGACTTGCGACTCTCTTGACCTGTAGCTTTTCTTTTAGCTGCATTAAATCCGGCTCGAACTCCACTTGTTAACATACCTACAGGGCTTGCTGTGTTTTGATCTATTTTACTGCCCAAAAACGTTTCTAACTTTGGACTAGGATCAAAGCCTACTGTACCTTTTAATTCTTTTTGTATTCTTTTTAAAAGTGTACGAGACTTGAAGTTTTGACCTTCTCGTTTTCTATCAGGCATTACATCGCTCCTTTATATTTGCCACCGCGCCCGGCCATTACACAGCCTCCGCCCATATAGCCTTTTTTAACTTTACCGCCGCTCATGTAGCCCTTCTTGACCATGCCGCCATTTTTCTTTTTTATTACACCACGGCCAATAAGAACGTCTTTCTTAGTGATTTTACCGTCGCCACTTAAATCTTTCATAGCATAATCCTTTCGGTTATCAAAATACTCTTGCTAGACCACCACGGCTAGCTTTCCATTTAATTCGTTTAGAAGACTTCTTCTTCTTAGCAGCAGATGTACACTGAGCCATCGTCGGCCTACATGCAGGATACCCCTTACGCTTCTCTCCCTTTTGACGGCCACAAGGTTTGCCTGTCTTACAGTCAACCCAACCCTTTCCGTCGTTTTGAGAAAACCATTTGCGTAAAGAATTTTCTTTTGCCATCAATAAGTCCTCGTACTCTTACGTCTTGTTTCTTCAACGCAACCACAACCAGAAGCTATGATGCCTCCACCACGGTATCTGTTCCTTGCAGGGCGTTTAGGATTATCCACTGAAGTCATTAGTCCACCTGTTGCCGCTTTCTTAGTAGAGTTTCCCCAGTTGGCCGCCCCTACCTTGCGACACTTCGAGAGTGCTCCGCTTGCGTAGGCGCTTGGCCATACCTTGTATCGGGCTTTGACTTTGCGATAACAAGCGTCTTTTTTTGTCTTTGTTTTTTTTGACATTAGCCCTCCTCTCCGGCGATCGTGAGATTTGAAACGACATCTGACCACGGCTTATCATTTAAATTGGCCTTTCGTGAATTGCTCACCAGGTACTTCAACATATCATTGTTCAAAGACACCATAGCATTAGTGTTACGGATTTCTGCTTCCATCACAGCAGTTCTAGTGTTCAAGTCAATCAACGTGCTAGACGTCCAACTTGTCCACTCTTTTGATACGAAACCAATAGATCCAATTATTGCCGCTACCACGACACTTCCAATAACTTTTTGATCCATACGCATCACCACATCTTACACGACCAATACCTGGCCGTTAGTTTATCTAGTCTTTTCGTGTCACATCCGTGTCTTGCACGGAATGACTTACGACGCTTGGGGTTAGATTTTTTAATCTTCATATTGGCGTCACCAAACCTGATAACCTTCTCCTTGCCTTTATCGCAAGCCTTTACAACAAACTTCTTACCCCCAGAAACCTGACGCCTAGGCTTGTTGCATTTCATCTTGGATTTATCAATCTTTGCCATGTTTACTCCACAAATACTGAAATTGTTGTGTTATCTGGTATAGACGCATAAACACCTTTTTTAGCTAAGATGCCGTCTCCAGGGATATACACCTCATCCATCCCTTGAGATGTCTCATCAACTCTAAGCAATACTTTCCCAGAAGCTTCGGACTCGTTATCATAAAGTACAACGTGACCTGTAGCTCCAGATTCATATGTTAAAACAAGAGCTTGCAGACGACAGCGTCGAGAAACCAACGCTGCCGAGGTTTGAGAGTAAAACGATGTTACCTCATTACCAGCCATACTACTCCCCTAAGACAAGAAGATTGTTAGTTGGTTAGTCGAACCGGTAAATGCCGCTACAAAAACACCATCTTTAAATATAATCCCATTATCAGGGATATTCATTACATGATGCCCCGTAGGGAACTTCTGTGTCAACAAAACGTCTCCGCTTGCGCTTCCGTCCTTGAGAGTAAACTCCCCAGCGGCAGCGGCAAAAATAACTATCTGACGCAAACGGGAACGACTTGGACCGACAATTGCGGCGGTTGTGCCTTGAACCCAATTATATGCGGTTACTGGACCTGACATATGTTAATCCTTTTTTTTCGGAGGACGTCCACGTTTCTTTGCAGGCTTCTCTTCCCATGCCTCATTGACATTAGGTGTAGAAGGATCATCCGCTTTGAGCGTACCGTTCTCATTTCGTGCGCGAACTTTAGCGGTTCCAATTCCTCGAGCCGCTAGTTCTTCTTCGGTTGGGGGTGCGAATCTACTCATGACTCACCCCTTATGATGCCGCTATTGTGCCACCAGTGTCAGAACGCTTCCAGTTTGTTCCGTCAGAGAAAGCCAATATTGCAGAACCTGCTGCGCCGTTTGAAACAAATACAACAGTACCTGCGCCAGCGGCTGATGCTGAAGGTGCGTTTGCTACGGTGTAAGTTGGGACGACGATGTCGCCAATAAAGCCAGCAGTTGAAGTCACTGGACCTGAAAATGTAGTCGATGCCATTTTAGTACCCTTTGCATAAGGATTTGCCTTGTAGTCTATGCAACGTCAGGCGGGCGGATACCTGTCTACAAAGCTAATATGATGCCCATTACAAAAACAATACAACACATTAAACCAAAAAGAAAGGGGCTACCGAAGCAGCCCCTCACAAAAACTGTAATTTACAGCTTATGCACCTGGTGAACCAAATACACAACGTGGATCTGAGAATCCAAAGCTGTAACGCTCACGAGCCTTAAAGCGCATGTTACCTGTGTCAAAGTCTGCTTCCATGTTAGTGGATAGCGGAGTTCTTTCAAAGTGAACAAAGCCGCGAGGCGCGTCTGTTTTGATGAAGAATGCATCAGGGTCAGTTAGGAAGTCGTTGACTGCATAACCTTCTGGTAACATCCCCATTGAACGTAGAGCGTTTGTGTCATTGTCGGCAGTACCTACACGTAGGTTAGATACCATCAAACGTTCTGCAACGAATTGCAATTGACGTGGGATCATTAACTTAGTTCCACGTAAAGCAACCTTTAGACCACGTTCGTCAACAAACCCTGCGATGTTGATTAGAGCGTCTTCTAAAGAAGTTTCGTTCAAATCAGCAGCTACAGCAGGAGTGTTAGCTAGTGTTCCACCGTTTGTTAACGGGTGGTTAGTTGCACAAAGAGCAACACCGTCACCACCAGCAGAAGCACCACCTGTGAACGCATTGTTCAATACAGCGGCAGCTTTAACCTGCTTAGAGTGAGCCATTGATCTTGCGAGGGCGCGTGTGTAACGACTGCCTAAACGGTCGTACAAGTTGTCCTCAATTGCTTCCTCAGTGATTGAGAATGCAAGTGCAACAGTTTCGTGGTTGTAACGAGCAGTGAATGCTTCGTTAGCGTCGTCGAAGTTAATTGCAGAACCTTCTGACTTAGTAGGTGCCGCACCAAATCCAGCCAACATTACTTCTTCTTCAAACGCACGGTCTGAAGATTCAGTAGTGAAGATTTCTGAATGTTGGTTTTCGTACCGATTGTACTCCATGCCAAACAAGGCGTTGAGACCGGGTTCTAGCTCTTTCGCTAGTTGTGCGCGTGATATAGCCATCTGTTAGCCCCCTTATACGCCAGTCACAGAAACAGTACCCTGTACAATACTTCCGTTTGGAGCATTGAAATGGTTGTTTAAGCGAACAATTAATGGAATACCAGCTACAGTGAAATCAGCATTTTCTGGATCGTCTTGGACGCCCATAATACGCATAGATAACGCCGCCGTGGTAGCGATTGTGTTTAGGTCAGCAGTTGCTGAAGAGATACCTGTAGTATCACTACCGCTATTGCCACCTGCAAACGCGATGTTAGCAAATACTGCTGCGCGTACTTCCGCTTCAGTGTTTGCCGCAGCCACTACGTTAGATGTAGCGATTGTGAACGTCTGCATAGGATCGTCATAGACGAAAGCCTTGACAGGGTAGTTGGTATCAGCACCAGAACCTGGCCATGTGTTAGACCAGATAGTTGCGCCTGTTGTAGAAGAAACGTATTCACATCCCCAGAACACACCAACAATAGAGACAGTACCACCAGCCGCAGCTTGTAGATCGTCAATTACACCAGCCGCAGTCGGTATTACCGGCTGACCTTGGTATAGTTTGTTTGTGTTACCTGGAGCTATGCGATATTCCGTTGCCCCGGTAGAATTGGCTTGTTGGCCAATTTTCCCAATGGGTCGTAGCCCAAAGGATCCGTTAGAATTTGCCATAATAGCACCTCAATAAAAGTTACTCGGAGTCTCTTCGTGAGCCTCCGAAGGATACACGACTCTGCCGATTATTAGTTATCGGCATTGAAGGATGTTGGTCCTTCATTAAATCCTGATCAACTGCTACCATTTGTTCGCGGGTCCGGTTCCCGTAATACTCGGATCGTTCTTGGGCGGTTTCTACAGGTATGCGACACAGCATCAATCCACCTTGTCCGATGATGCCCTCAAACCGACCTTCGTCGATAGTGGGAGCTTCATAGTCTGGATACTCGTCCTTACGAACGGGTTCCCATCCTTCGCGTAGCTTAGTGTTGACGTTCATCTTATCGTCTTCACCGCGCATTGCGGTTCGAATCCAACGATGCACAAAACCCGCAGGGGCTTCTGGTGCAGCAAGGCGACTGGGCGGTGCCCATGGTTTACGGCGCGTTTCTTTTTCGCGTGTTACGCTTTCGCGTGGTTTTCTGTCAGTCATTTGTCTTACTCCTTCACAAACTTTGCATATTCTTCAAGCGGAACGTTTAGTCGCTTCGCCATCGCAATTTGGGAGGGTGAGAGTTTCACCGACCTACGCGCCTGTTTTGCAGTGTTGCGGGTAGCTGAAGCGCCAGCAGGTGCGACCTGTGCTCCGCCCGATTTCTTAGCCTTCGGAAACTTCTGTGGAAATTCTACCCGAATACGCTTGTCTACTTCATTGTAGTACTCTTCGGTCGCCGGGTCAAACCCTTCTTCCTCTACAAGTCGTTTATGTAAACCAAACGCGGCATAAGTCATGACCTCATCTGAACCAAACCATTCATTTTTACTCGCCCAATCTTCGGCTCGTGCATCTGGTTTAGCCGCAGGTGGGGCTGTTGGTGTGATAGGAGCGGCCGTCTGTTCTGGTTCTTCAACCTCTCGCTCCAATCGTTGTTTCGCTGTACGAACACGGTCTTGCTGAACAGCCATCTTAGACAGTTGTTCTTGTGCTTCAAACATCGCATCCGAATCTCCTGCCTCATAAGCTTCACGGTATTTACGTTTGACCGCATCCGTGTGAGCTTCTAAGCGTGACTCTTCTGAGTTAACGTAGCCTTTGTCTAAGTTCTTAACTTGAGACTTTAACTTATTGTTTTCACTCAATAATTGTTGAGCCATGCGAACAGCTTCTTCACGATCTCTTTCTTCTTTCCGATATTTCTCGGTAAGTTTCTTGATTCGCTTCTGAACGTTGTTACTATAACTCTCCAGTTCATCAGGCTTTTCTTCAGCCGGTTCTTCTTTAGAAGCTTCGACTTTCGTCTCTTCCTCTTTTTCCTCAGAAGGTTCAGCGTCTAGTTCAATCTCAACGCCTTCTTCTTCTTCGATAATTTCTTGTGCTTCTTCGTTCATGGCACTCCCCTAAACTTGTTTAATATCATCAGGTTCAAGAATTGTAGCAATCACTTCGTCATCATTAATGATACGAACTTCTCCACCGTCAATCTTAAATCGTGATCCAGAATATCGTCCAATACATACCCATTGACCTTCTTTGCACCAGGCATCTGAGCCTTTGCCAAATTTATTTGGGTCTTTGTATGCTAATGGTCCGACCTTTAGAACATACGCAACAACCGTAGCTACGGCCTCACGAGCTCTAATTTCGTCCGGAATATGTAGACCACCCTGTGTTTTAACGGCACCTTGATAAGGCATCACTAATACACGCCATCCAGTAGGCTGCGGTAATCTTTCCAAAAGGGGTTTATCTAATAGAGAAGGGTCTAATACCTTCTCGGTTGCACTAACGTATGCGCTATTCACAGCGGATGAGTCGGCTTTAGCCTCCTCCCGTTCCTTGTTCATTTTCTGCGCGACGTGGTCAGGTACTAATAAAGTCTTCGTCATCGTCTACGGTTCTTTCCAGCAGGGCTTTGAATTCCTCACGAGCGTAAGTAAGGCCCCGTACCTCACCTACCATGAGTTTGTAATGCTCCCAGTCTTTGCAAGCATCACTAGCAAGAGCACTTGCAATATCTTGTTCGCGCTCTTGTAGTACCTTATACATATGTTTTGCAAAATCAACAACATCCATTAAAGAATATCTCTTTCTGAGTTCTCTGCAACCGATTTTATCGGACCGCCCTTCACCCAATCGTCACAAGTGTTGCTTGATTGACACATAAACTTATATATTTGACAGTATCCTAGGTCACCAGAGTCATCTCCAATGCAAGCTAGCATGTCTTCTGTCTGATTGTATGCGCCACAATTGCCGCAAACTTCTGTTAATTTAAAGCCCCCGTCTGCCGATGGATCACGATAAGATGCTTGTTCCTCTGCGGACATACGGTTCTCATCGTTGATCTCGCCATCTTGAGTAGCCGATGGGCAGCTAGGACCATCATTGTCCCCGTCCATCTTATCTACCGGAATACCATCCGGCATGATGCTGATCATGATCGTAGGCATCAGTATGTTTTCCCACGGTTAGCATTGAAACGAACATCGCCACCATAGCTGAACTTTTGAGTTTCACCCGTATCATCATCGATAATGATCATCTTGTCTTCAGCGTCCATGTTTTCTATTTCATCAATAGACTCTTGATCTAACCCTAAGTACTTAGGACGTAACTTAGGCTTTGGTGATTTCTTTGGTACGGGCATTTTACTCTCCTATATCATTTCTAAGGCTTGGTGTAATGTTTCTTTGTTACGTCTTGTCCATCCACGCCCAAACGTTTCAAACGTCTTTAAGCTCTTATAGAAGTCCTGACGGACGCCGTAAACATAATTTATTATTTCAGCGGGATCTTTCTCCATAATAAGACCTAGCGTCTTTGGTCCTATGGCTCCGTCTTGCGTAGCCCCAACTGCGCGTTGCACAGCTTTTGCAGGTCTACCCGATCCGGAATTCACGGCCCAGTCCAGACAGGCCCAGTCTAAACCAGAAGGAAGTGAATCTCCTTTTACTCGATCCCAGTAGTTCTTCTTGTATATCGGAGCTACATCTTCGGGCGTTAAGTCGCGCATTTCCTGTTCAGTAGACTCTCGTCCAATCCATTCATCGTACACACGTTTGGTGACACCGAGATTAGTCATACCCCCTGGATCCTCGGGATGATTTACAAATCCTCCTTCGTGGGCAAGTAGCATATCTAAACACTTATTGAAGTTCTCTTTCATTTTTTATTCCCAAAATACTTACTAACACCACGCATACCAATACTCGCAGACACTATTCCACCTAGAGAATACTGATACCAACCAGGCATATCCGCTAATGCAGCGAATCCTGCTTGTACTATTTGATTACCCCAGTCCCCACAGAACGCCAAAATAAGGGGAATACTGAACAAAAGTGTGATCCATTCGTCTTTCCAACTATTCTCTGTGGCTTTCATTGCGGCCAGGTCCCAATCAAGTTCTCCAGTGGCAATCTTCATTTTTGTTTGAGCTTCAGCCTGCTTAACCGCAGTCTTGCCCTCGATCATTGTACCGGCTAAGTCAGCGACCTTACCTAGTAATCCTAGTCCCATCATTAGTTATTTTCCTTTCCTTTTGTGTAGGCTTCCTTGCCGTAGAAGGCAGCAACAATAGCCGCAACAGAAACAAAATACACACCAGCAATAGAAGCTAGCGACTTCATGGCCTCATCAAGATTAGCCACATTACAAATAATTATTGCGAAAGGGTACAGCAACATGCCGAATAATGCAAACCATGCCATCTTGCGTTGTGCATCTCTTTGAGCATCGTCATCTGCCATCTTCAGCCTTCTATCTTCTAAGGCCAGTCTATCCCACTCGGATTGATCTATTGATCCATTACCATCTACATCTGCTTTTTCAAACTCTGTCATGTGCTTCTCCTAGTCTGCGAGAGGGTTGTCTAAAGCCCTCTGGATCTTATCCATTAGTTTTTCCTCGAGCTCTTTCATAGCGCCACTTTGTGAAACCCTAACACGTTCACGTTGATTTTCAAAGCGAACTTCTGCGTTATCTATCATAGTACGAACCTTGTCCTCTGATTCACGTACCATATCTTCTACACGATCCGTTTGCTTTTCAATGCTAAGAATGTCAGAACGTAATCCATTTTTGATGTCCCGGCTGTATTCTACAGACTCTTCAACCTTTTCAGATATGCCCGTTACCTTCGCATCCATCACATCCATTGCTTGTTGGTATTCCCCTAAGTCAAGTCCTGCAACTTCCTCGATCTTTTGGTACATGACGAAACCACCGTACAAGCCACCTACGACCGTAGACAAAAACGCCAGTATAGCCATGATTGAACCAAACGACATCTTCATGCCACCAGTCTTAAACTCACGATCTGCAAGTCCATCAATGTTATTTGCTATCTTGGTAGTATCCATTAGTTTTCAAACTCCATCTCTCCACCGGCGTTCTGTAGGTTCTTTAGTGCTTCTAGCTCATCGCGTAGTTTTTGTATCTCTAACCTACGTTGCGCTAGCTCTATTTGATAAAGGTCGTCACAGTTAATACGAGCCTTGGGCTTGTCTAATGGAATAACTATCCTTGCGTATACACCTATGTCTTTGCCACGACTGCTAGTATCTAAACCTGATAGCACACCTGTTACGCCATACTCTAAGTTTACGCCTCCACCGACAGCGTTACTGCACCGTGTACTACCCGTTGAAAACGAATCCGATTGGTAGTTCATTGGCGGGCTTGGCAAAGCAAGCGAAAGAGAGCTGTTGTCGGCCACAACAGAACTTGATAAAACACAAAAAGCTAACGCTAATCTCATGCAGGTTCTCCGTCTAGCCTTGAGCATATTGTAGAAGAAACAAGTGTCCTGGATATATTAGTTTTCCTGACCTTTGAGGTTGTACATAGAAAGACTGCTTCGGGTAAATCTCTCTTCCTTATGTAGACATCAAAAGCTTTATATTCTTTATAATCAACCTTCATAATTCTATACGGCGTAGAAAAAGGTATAGGCATCCAGTTTAAATCAAATAAATCGACCTGATAGTAATTTATTTCTTCCCTAGAGTTAAACAAAGACATTTCTACTTTAACTACGTTTTTGACGTGGGACATCTTTACTTCTGGATAAGCAGGCGTCATTTCGTGCGCGAACGCACTAGAAGCAGCTAACATACCTATTATGAGTAACTTACTTAGCGACACAACTGGCCTGCACAACCGCAGTGTAGTTGCCTCCGGGAAACGGTTTAGCTGAACCGTACACAGCACTAGAAGCAGTAGAGAACCATGTTGACCCCGCGAGCGTAAGATTAAATATCGAAGTGTTATCTACGACTACTTTAGCATCGTTATAAGCGGACATTCCTGACACAGACGTTTGTGTGACCGTCGTACTACCTGTCCACGCTAATGTGTCTGTTAATGTAGGGGAAGAACTAAACGATGTTGGATGCGTTATGTTAGCTGTGTAGGAATTCGCAATGGATACATCGTATCTAATTACTGGCAATACGCCCCCGTCAGAAGGAGTAGTGCTTAACTTACTAGCAATCGGGTTTCCGTATACACCGCTTTTAGTTGTTTGGATAACACATTTGGCTTCTACACTCCCTGTAATATTTACAGTTGCGAAAGCTGGTAGTGCAACGAGTGAAAGTGTTGCTATTAGATACTTCATATTAAACCTCATTTGTTATACTGCATATCAACCATCTTTTCATGCAGAATCTGTTGTGCCAAATTATTGCGAAGGGCTTTCTTGTTATCAGGTATCTCTGAATCAGCAAGACCAGGGGCATCAGCATACGAACCACCGTTAATAGATGCATTGTAATACATATTAAGATTAGTTTGTTGATTGATAGCCATAATAATCTGATCTTGTCCTTGCGTTTTAAATAGGGTCAACGCATTGGCAGATGCCGTCAGCCCCATCTCAATCCTAGTTTCTTCTTCCTCTTCCTCCTCAGAAAGTATCAACTCTCCGTCTTCATCATACTGAAAGTCTGTGTCGGCGTCTATAGCGTCTACAACAGCGTCATCTTCCAGTGCATCATAGACTTCAATCACAGGAAGAACAGGTATGGGCTTTACATATCCTGGGCAGTTAGGATTGGACTGCGGTTCAAAGCACTCGTCGATCCTATAGTTATATATAACCACAGCATCTTTGACCGAACCTTTCCCTTCAATGTCAATTGAACCGTCACCCCATTTGGTAGCCGGAATGTTAGAAAGGGGAAAGGATTTAACGATGGTGTTGCCGGGAACTCCCGACCAGTCGTCGGTTTCTCGAAAGATATAGCCGTCTCCGCTAGCGTTCTTATTTCCAACGTGGACTTTCATGTCGTCTTCTGGGTTTTTGACCGTGGTGTATCTGTATAAAAGACCGTTTATATCTATGCCTGGGATATCAGGCAGGACGGAACTCATCCCCCAGCTTAGTGCTGTGGATGCGGCGTTCCCTGTTGCCCCATAACTATAGGGATCACAAGAAGAGTAAGAAGGCCAAAGTGCTAATAATAACACTAAGACCTGTTTTTGTTTCAACGTTTTCATTGAACATCTTTCTCATAGGATTGTTCTGATCTCTTTGTATTTCTTCTTTGACCGCTTCCATTTCCCATGCCAGTCTAGCTTTATCGCCTACCAACCCATCCTTGGGGCAGGGCGTCCCCGCGTTAAGCATGGCTTCAAACACTCTTTCGTCCTGACACATTACGGATACAGCAGCAACTTTCATGCCCATATCGTACATAGTCTTGGCGTTCTTGAGCTTCTCACAGTTCATATCTCGTACAGTTCTACCCGCTGAAATACCAAGTATCTGTGTCTGCACCGCCCCCGCGACACCTACAGTACATAGGTCAGAGTTGCTTGCGCTAATCTGCGGAGAAATCGCAGAAGGCGGCGGACTGTTGATGGTGGTATCCATCGAACCGTCAGAAGTTATAGTGCTGTTTGTATCAGTTCTGATTGTATCGTCGGCGGATACAACCCCGCCGATCATAATTAGTATAGCCGCTAAAAGACCGCGGGTCATCTTCTTTCCATAGCCTGACGTTGTACGTCAATGCGTTCCCTGTTTACCTCACTGCGATCATCAGCGATCTGCTCTTGAAGTTCTAGCCTAGCGGAATCAGTAGTAGCTTGTTGTTCTAGCTTCATCTGGTCAAGCTGTAGTTTAGCTTGCTCCATCTGTGCTTTCTGCGAAGCTTCCATCTCTTTGATTGCTAGTTCCTGCATACGGATAGTTACGAGCGGATCTTGTTCTGCGCCGCCTTCACCTTTGTATGTCAGTAGAGGCATAACCTCTTGTAGCAACTCTGATTCAACCTGTGAAACTCGAGCCTCCACTTGATCTGGGGGCATTTGAGACTGTTGCATCTGCTGTTGCAGTTGAGCAATCTGTGTCTGCGCCATCTCAGGAAGCAACGCTCCTGCTTGAACTAGGTTTGTAATCTGAGCAATCTGTTGTTGTAGCTCTTGCATCTGCGCTTGTTGCATCTGCTGCATCTCCATTTGAACCATAACTCTGGCTTTCATACTGATGTGTTGGAACACATGACTGAAGATTGCCGCCAGAACTGCCGGTGTTTGTTGTAGTATATCAAGTTCGAGCATAGCCAAGTGACTCTGAATATGCGCGTCGTGATCCTGTTGAGGGAACGCTTGTGGTGTTTTACCACCAATCATAGCCGCATTCTCCGTAGCAGGGTCTTGAGGCATAGGTTCTGGTGCCGGTGGCAGAAGCTCGTCTATGTTTTGCACCTCTAATGCTTGATACATTCTTCGATACGCCGCATGCAAATCATGCATCTGCGGGTTAGACTGCGCCAGTTGGAGCTGTGTTTGCGCGAGTGTAACACGTTGCGACATTGAGAAGATGTTGGGGTCTGAGACTGGGAGGACGTCTACCCGAGCATCAAAGTCTTCAACCTTAACCTGCGCCTGCGCTCCCGCTACTTGATAGGGGTACATAGGAGGTAGGTTTTCAGAGAAGATACGCGCCAGTAAACGGAATTCCGTCTTCTGAGCGTAGTGCAATCGTTTATGAATCGCGGACATAACTTTCATCCCGCGTTCCAACATAGCTACTGTAGTTCCAACAGGAGTTTCCTGACCCATGTCCGAGATCTGTTGATCAGCTAATGCAATGAACCTACGTCCGTCATTTACCAAGCCACCTAGTAATTGAGCAAGTGTGCCTGATGGTTCTTTGTAGGGTAAAGGAACGATAGCGTCTCTAATGCTTCCTCCTGGGGCGTCAATGTCTCTCCACTCTCCAGGCTGTAACGGCTCATCTGCGTTGCGTACACGCACTCCACGGGCTTTAAAACCTGCTGGGAGGTTAGCGAGTGTTCCTGCATCGATAAGCTGACGTAGGAGGCTCGTTGCCGCTCTGCCTAAACCACCAATCATGTGGATTAAACCAAAGCCGTAGAACCCAAGACCAGGCATAAACTTGTAATGAACAAAGTACTGGCGCTTACGCTTGAATATATCTTCCATCTCGTAATTACGACGGATAGATAGGATCGAACCAGAAGAATCGTCCAGTGTTACGATGTAAGGTAACTTGATTCCAGTAGGTTCTTGAGTCTCTGGATCCATGTCCTCGAACCCTTCGAGGTCTAAATCAACGTGCATCTCTAGTATATTGAGGACATCATCGCTGTAGTTCTTAGATAATCCCTCTAATTCGTTTACCTTCTGGCGTACTTGATCCTCTTCTACATCTTCCGAAGCAGACAGATCAACGTCACGGTACATCCCCGCATACTGTAATTTTACAACTTCGTTTAAATCCATGCGTAGAACGTGGGTTACACGGCTAGCTGTGGCTAAATCAGAAGCAGAGTAAGAAACAACGAGATCCTGTGCAGGAATAAACTTCGCAACAGCGCGTTGTTTCGTTGGATCGAAGTAAACTTTCTTAAATGTAGAACCTGACAGCGGCAAATAGAACAACATCTGATCCATATCTGGATCGTATTCTTCCATAATCTCCGTAATCTGGTAGTTCATGAAGTCTTTTACACGCTTGGCTTGCTCTTCTCGTGCGCGGTCTTTAAGTCCAAGGACCGCGGTGCGTACTGGTCCGCCCGATGGTAAGAGTTCCTTGTATGCCTGTGCTTGGAACTGGGTTACGCTTTCACTAATCATAGGATGCGTAATGCCAGAAGCCCCTTCAAATGGAGTAGA